ATGAAAAAGATAGTTGGAAAAATACATATTTATAAGGTATTACCACCTTATAAGAATTGGTATAGCATCATGACTGATGATGGGTTAAATCGTAGTAATATCATAGTTGTTGGCAAAAAGCAATTATTGAAAGTCGCTTTAGCATTAATTATCATGGTGCTATTTAATAAAGGGGCTATTTTGAACAAATTCAAAACAAAATCAAGAAATGAATAAGATTAAGATAAAAGGATTATCCGATAAACGGTATGCAATGTCTGAATTGGTTGCCGATGCTTATCGGCTCAATTCTAACAAAATCTCCATTTTGGCTGCAACTGTTGAACTTTTAGCAAAAGGTACTCAACATCAAAAGGATGCAGAAGAGATTATAAAAGGGTGTTATCCACAATATTACAATGATTAGTAACAGTCAGAAACGGAATATTATAACTTTGGTCCCTTTTCAAATCTTGCAGAACAAGCGGTAAAACGGTCTGACGCACTTCTGAATGAGTTGTCAACGAATAAATAATCAAAACAAAGTGATGAAGAAAAGAAATACAAAAAAAGGAGAGTTTATATGTCGTAGACAAAAGCCCTCTGATAAGTCTTTTTCTCTCAAAGAATGCTACCGGCTTAACGGCTGGAAATATGAAGAACCTGGGAAGAGAAAAAATAACCTCAAATATTAATAATTTAATTTTTTTACATTATGAATGAAATTTATTGGATGACCGTAGTTGGTAACCTGTCCACTGCGTTTATGGTCGTATGGATTGTAGCTTTGATAGTTATCGTTACCATGCTGTTTGCTCTGCTGGTAACGGAAGGTGATATGATAGAAGATGAGGGTGGAAAACACAATTTTTTTAAATGGTTGAAACGCTTTGTTGTCTGTGGTGTAATAGCAGCGATGGCGAGTATTTTCATTCCATCGACTAAAGAAATGCTTCTTATCTATGGTGTCGGTGGCACGATTGACTATATCAAGACGAATGATACGGCAAAGCAGCTTCCGGACAAGTGTATCAAAGCGCTTGACCGTTTTGCAGATAAATATATTGACGAACCTGAAAAAGACAAATAATTATGGGAATGCACACATGGTTTGAATGTAAAATCCGTTACGAGAAAGTAATGGAAAACGGAATGCAGAAGAAAGTGACGGAACCTTATCTGGTAGATGCACTCAGCTTTACAGAAGCAGAAGCACGTATTATCGAGGAGATGACTCCATTTATCACAGGAGAATTTACAGTATCGGACATCAAACGTGCCAACTATAGCGAACTTTTCCCCAGCGATGAAGAAAGCGCTGACCGCTGGTTTAAGTGCAAACTGATCTTTATCACCCTTGACGAGAAAAGCGGTGCCGAGAAAAAGACTTCTACCCAAGTGTTGGTTCAGGCTTCCGACTTGCGCGACGCAGTGAAGAAACTGGACGAGGGCATGAAAGGAACCATGGCAGATTATCAGATCGGCATGGTAGCTGAAACTCCTATTGTAGACGTATTCCCTTATGAAGTCAAAGGGGAAAGTAATGTAACAGAAGATAAAGAGGTAGTTCGTTTTATTAATAAGTTCCCTGAAGGGCAATGTACCGAAACTACAGTAGGTGGCAAACCGATTATTGTTGATAAAACTGGTGGTAAAACAAAAGTAATCCCTAACAATAAATCAGATACTAATGAAGGAGATCAACAGTGAAGAATATTTGCCAGATTGGGAGATAATTGAAGGTTGATACAACAGAGAGGAAGGATGAATATTACTCGTTCCTCTCTATAATAGTTAAAGTAAAATATATGGCAACAGATTTAATCTTATCTAAAGAAAGTAGCGAAAGCGAAATCAATGCGTATTTCAATGTAGTGTTAAAGTTATCACAATCTGATAACGAGTTCCCAATCAACCTTGATGAGGTGTGGCCTTTGGTTTACTCTGAAAAGAGTAAGGCGGTAAGAGCTTTAAAGGAAACATATATTGAGAATGTGGATTATATTCCACTCGCCCAAAATGGCGAACGGTGTGAGGATGGTAAATTCAATGGAAGTAACAGAATTGACTACAAACTTACTGTATCTTGTATGGAGTTCTTCATCGCCCGCAAGGTCAGACCGGTATTTGAGGTTTATCGCCAAGTATTTCACCAAAGCGTCTGGAAAGTAATCGAAAACCAGAACAAACCCAAACGTGAACCATCACTAACAACTAAAGTCCGCGTTGGTCTTGAATGGGTAAAAGGTGTAAGTGAAGTGCTTAACTTGAATGATTCTTCCAAACTATCTCTAATTAGCAAGGTTGCTGCACCTCTTGGACTTCCTACTCCGGATTATATCCAGTCACATGGTATCCTCAAATCCGCTACTGAATTACTCAAAGAAGCGGGTTTGTCCATCAGCGCACAGGCATTTAATCAAAGAGCGATTCAGAAAGGTATCTTGTGTGATATGAAAAGGAAATCATCAAAAGGTAAAGATAAGCATTTCAAATCCATAACCGAATCCGGGCTTGCGTATGGTGAGAACCAAGTCAACCCTAATAATACCAAAGAAACACAGCCGCTTTGGTATGAAGAGAAATTCAATGAGTTATTGATGTTGCTTGATTTTAAACTTGCTAGGGTATTATGACATACGAAGAAATGAAAGCTAAATATTGCGGAACCAATATTCGCAGAAAGCCAAAAAGTGAAGAACATAATATACAAGCATCTTGTGTTAAATGGTTTCGCAACCAATACCCCCAATTAAGAAACATCTTATTTGCTGTTCCTAACGCAGCAAGAAGAAGTGCTAGAAACGGGGAATACATGAAAGAAGAAGGGATGCTTTCGGGAGTTGCAGATCTGATACTTCTTAAAAGTAATCGTTTCTACGGTGCTTTGTGTATAGAAATGAAAAAGCCAGGTGAGTACCAAAGACCGGTACAAAAAGAATGGCAAAAGGAATGCGAGGCGGCTGGAAACAAATATGTCGTTGTCCGGTCTTTGGAGGAATTTATAGAAGTTGTGAATGGTTACTTAGCAGAAATATAAATATTATGGAAACGGAATTATTTAAAAACAAGACAATGAGTTCGCTTGAGATTGCCGAACTTACAAGCAAACAACACGCCCATGTTATGCGTGATATTCGCAATCTATTATCACAAGGAGTAGCCGAATCCAATTTTGGATTGGCGGAATATTCGGATAATCAAGGGAAACCAAGACCATGTTTCAATCTCACCAAGAAAGGTTGTCTGATCCTCGCATCCGGCTACGACGCAGTACTCCGTGAAAAAATTATTGATCGCTGGGAATCCCTCGAAACAGGTAAGGCTGAACCTATGGCTAAACAGTCTCTTACTCCTTCCGAGCTTATTCTCCAACTTGCGCAATTCAACGTTGAGAATGAACGTAAGATGAAGGCTTTGGAAAGCAAGCAGGAACAAATGCAAGCGGAGATTGAGGAAATCAAGCAGCGTACTACCACGGACCTGCACCAATCCACAATCGTAGCCTACATATCAAGAAACAGTATCAAACTGGATGTCTCACGCTACGGAGCGATGGGACGGAAAGCGTCAGCTCTCTGCAAGAAACGCGGTGTTGAGCCGACAAAAATCCATGATGTCCGTTGGGGAACAGTGAAAGTTTACCCCGATGAGATACTTGATGTTGTTTTTGGAATGGGGATTTCAAATATAAACTAATAAATAGAAAAATGAAGAAATACGAATATAGAACATTTCTACTTCGTCCTATGGACGATGGTTATAGGCATAATTATCAAGAATACACTACTGATAAACTCAATGTTTTAGGTAGCCAAGGTTGGGAAGTCGTATCAGAACTATCGTCAAGTTATGATGGCATAATGCTATTGTTGAAAAAAGAAATATTGGATGAAAGAATAGAATCGAATATCGTTCCTCGTTCCTTTTCTGGGTTTCATAAGTCTTCTGATAATGATGAAACCGAATGAGTTGCAAGAATGGCATAAGCTATCAGAAAAGCTTGTTGCATTTACGAGTAATTGTAGTGAAGATATAAAACCTTACATCGTTGGACAATTGCAGGCTTTGTTAGAAATATTGTCTGCGCAAATTGATTTTGAAAAATAATCATATCATGAGAAAGAAAGCAGAAATTAAAAAGTACGATGCTAACGTATTAGATACGATTGGCAAGGACGGTGATCTGTTGTCACTTACTGATTTGTGGAAAATTGCAGGCTCACCAAAAAGCAAAAATCCCAACGATTGGCTTAGACAAGATATTGCATCTGAATTAGTTAATACGGTATCCGGGATTTTAAATACGGTTTCAAACCGTATTATAAAAACAAAGCGCGGTAAATTAGGTGGTTCGTATGCCCATAGACAAATAGCTCTTGCTTATGCAAAATATCTTGACCCTGCGCTTCATGTATTAGTCAATGAGGTTTTCTTTCAAAGAATAGAAGAAGAAAAGAACCCCGATTTGATAGGTCAACGATATATTAAAGCTTATAAGAAAAGAGGCAAAGACAACAAATGGATTTCTGAAAGACTAAAATCAATAGATTCACGTAACGAATTTACCAAGACGCTTGCCGCTCATGGAGTGACAGGAGAAGGTTACAGAAATTGCACAAACGCAATATACGAGCCCTTGTACGGTGGTACGGCATCGGTCGTTCGTGAAAAGAAAGGTTTAATCAAAGGTCAAAGCGTTCGTGATAATATGTCTCGTGTAGAACTTGCCGCTGTTGGACTTGCTGAAGCGCTCGCTTCCGATGAAATAGACAAAAAAGATATACGAGGTAATGGTAAGTGTGAAGTTGCTAGCAGAAGGGCATCACGCTCTGTTGCAAATGCTCTGATAGATCATAAGAAATATATTATATGATTATCATCCACAAAACCATGTACGAATATTAAACTAATAATAAGCCTGTGTCGATTGGCTCAACTCCTATTATCGGCAAATCGTTCTTTGACATTTTGTTTTCAGCTTTTAATCTTCCTTATATTGCATAACTGCAATAAAAAAGCGTCACTCTACATGACGCTTTTCTATTACAAATTTAGTATTATTGATTATCAAAGGCTGTTAAGCCATTTTTTACCAGACTTGGTATTAAGCCAAATAGCTATTCCAGCCCCTACGGCGCTAGTAAACATGAATATTATCGTTAATCCGTTCATAATATTCTATAAATTCTTGATCCATTTCTTCCCGGATGGAGTTTCGGTATAAATCAAGAATAGCACCGCTATAACAGCCAACACAACAAATACAAATATTCCTGCATTCATATCAATTCATTTTAATAAGTTGTTTCCAATTTTCGCCCATGAATAAGCTAATATACAACCAACAAGTAACATGATTAAAAGTTTTAAGTTTATAACGCTACCTTGAAAAAATAGCACCATACCACCAAGAACCAAAGCTGTATATGTTAATTGTGAAAGATTAAAGAAATACCCTGCAAGCTTTTCCCGCCTGGTCTTGTCTTTCTCCTTTCCTTCTCTTTTTTCTTCTTGTCTTTCGCTCCAGCTACCCATGTTATACTGTTATATGTGTATCACAATGCAAAGTTAGCAATTCCATTTGAGAATTAAGTCACAAAATAGTTAAAAGAAAATGTTAGGTGTTGGTTGTATAGTCACTTTTAAAAATTATTATTATATTTGCCATGCGTTGGGTTGTACTTATTAAAATTAGAATTAATCAGAGGATTAAGATATAGAAAGCTGTGTAGGTCACAACCCCCTGCATGGCTTTCGCCTTTTTATCTCCGCATGAAGAAGTGCGGTACGTCCTCGAACGAAAAGACATTATTATGGACAACATTCAGATTTTTAAGAATGAATCGTTTGGTGAAGTGCGAGTAGCCGGAACAAGTGAAGAACCATTATTCTGCTTGGCAGATGTTTGTAAAGTGCTTGAGTTAGGAAATCCCAGTCAAGTAAAAACAAGACTTTGTGGTGAGGTCATTACTAATGAGGTCATCCCGGACTCTCTTGGTAGACAACAAGAAATGATTTTTATTAATGAAGACGGTTTGTATGACGTAATACTTGATAGTCGTAAGCCACAGGCTAAAACTTTCCGTAAATGGGTAACTAGTGAAATCCTTCCTTCAATCCGCAAGCATGGCATATATGCTACCGACAATGTTATTGACCAGATATTGAATAATCCGGATTTCGGCATTGAACTTCTCACTAAGCTAAAAGAAGAACGGTCGGCACGCATTGAAGCAGAGAAACAGGTAGCAGTACTAACTCATGTCAATAAAACCTATACATGTACGGAAGTTGCTAAAGAATTGGGGCTTAAATCGGCAATTGAACTTAACAACCGTTTAAAAGAACTTGGCGTACAATACAAAGTTAATCAGACGTGGGTGCCATATACTAAATACGCTACTCTTGGCTGGTTTGATATAAAGCAAGAGGTTGCTGACAATGGGCATATTATCTACCATAGAAAGATTACCGGAATTGGTAGACAAGGTATCATTAATCTTATTAATTCTTAGCTGATATAAATAAAGGGATGCATTTGCATCCCTTATATTCATCTATACATCGCGGTGCAGCTTATAAATAAGGCTATAATAGACACGATAAGAGAAAGTATCCCGGCTATTACTCCGATAACAGTCCAGTTGATAGGGTTTCGTAAATTGGGATTCTCACAAAGGTAGTGTTTTCCTTCATCGGTGGTTTTGGCATCTTCTACTGCTCCACCTTCCAGATATGCGGCTTTTACTAGTCCTTTCCTTTCAAGTGATCGTACGGACAAGTTGTAGACGTGCAAAGGAAATACACAAGGGCACTGACCGTTGAACTTATCAACGATCCTAAGTGTCTCTTTTTCCTCCTTAGTGAGTTTTATTCGTTTCATAGATTTACTTTTAATTCTATTCCTGCTAAATCAAAATATATGTTCTGAAGTTGATTCAGATATTCTATTTGCTTAAAAACTCTGTTAGAGCGCATTACTCCATAGAAGTTAGTACGAGTATTATATAATATCCAGAAATCTTCTATAGTCAATAATCGTTGTTCTTTTATTTGGAATTCATAATACTCGACATTAAATCCGCACTTTAACAGCAATCCTTCTGTGAGAGAAATAGGTTCTACCGTAGAAATAGGAACTTCGCCGTAAAAAGTCCCACCATTTACATGACATTCCAGGTACAAGGAATTAAGACTAATGGCATGTACTTTGCATATAGTACCTGCAGGTATTTCAACTCCTACGTACTGGTAATCTTTCGATAGCTTTACATAGTTGCCTAACCTTAGTTCTTTTGTATCCATAGCTTGCTATTGTCCTATCTGGTTTCTGGCTTTAGTTCAACATTCACGCTAACAGGGAACTCGTTTCCGCAGTGTGGGCATTTTACAGAATGGGCGTTTGAGGGAAGCTGCACTTCTTCTGGGGACGCGAATAGCTGCCACATGGGGACGTTGAGGGCGGTGGCTATTTTTTCAAGTGTAGCAGTTGTCAATGATTCAGCTGCAACCATTTGTCTAACAGCAGATAGGCTTACATTCATTTTATCTGCCAATTCTTGTTGTGTGTAATGTTTCTCTTTTAAAAGTTCCTTTATTCTCATAATTATCTTTTTGATTTCAAAAATACAGATTATTTATGAAGAATACAGTATATACTGTATTAATTTATGCAAAAGAAATAGTATATTATGACTGTTTTATTTGGTGATATACAGTAAATACTGTATCTTTACATCAAATAAAAGAACTAATAATAATTAACTCCTAAATATATGAAACGCTACAATTTATCAGAGATAATGAAAAACGCTCACAGATCGTATAAGTATTCAGGCAAGAAGCAAGGCAAGACCTTCGGTGAATGTTTAAAGTCAGCATGGAGACTTGCCAAACTTCAATCTAACTTCACGGTAGAAGCGGTAAAAGAAAGAACTGATAAATACCTAGCAGAAAGACACGAAGCGATGAGCAAAACAGCTAAAGCTGCAATGCACGAAGGATACAATAACAAGAACATACCGGTATCGGCTTATTACAATGTAAATAGTACTGGTAGATTCGGTTCGCGCTACGTAGGTGATTGATTATTTGAATATTAAATATATAGAGTAATGGACAATATTTTGAACTCAACCGTTGAAATGAGTCAAGCCGAGCTGATTCTTCAGTTGGCCAAGACAAATGTAGAACAGGAGAAAAGGCTTAAATTGACAGAACAAAGATTAGCTGCACTTGAAGATAGCGTAAAGAAATTATCTTCAAAGTGTATCGGTAACTATGGATGTTCAACGATGTCATCGTATATCCAGAGGTACAAATTGCCGATCTATGTGAGTGACATTTCGAAGCTTAGTAATGATGCTGCACGCTTATGTAGGAAAAGGGGGTATCCTGTCAACAAGGTAAATATTGAGCGTTTCGGTACAATCAATGTTTATCCGGACTTCATTCTCCACGAACTACTGGATGACTATATAAGAACTACACAGCGTCTAAATGGAAGTATAATGGGATAATAATATAAACTATAGAGCAATGATTAAGGTAGATATAAAACAGTACATGGCTATGTTAAGCTCATTCACCGAATGTGCGCAATATAGATCCGAATGTTACCGGTTAGAAGCTGAAAACGAAAAGTTGAGATCCAAGCTGTTAGATAGCTTAAAGGTTTCTCGTTCTCCCCGTAATCAGGTCGACTACTTTGATTATGGTAGCCGAATGGGAGCTAACTAAGTATGAAAGTTGTGTCAGGGATTCGTCCTAGCACTTTAAGTTGATGCCAATCGACGCAGTGACAATCTGAAAAATGGTTGTCACTGTTTTACCGGTTTTAAGTAGTTCTAAGTGAATCATGCAATTTAAAATAACAATATCATCCTTGATTATTCAAGGTAATATAGAGTTGAAAATAGTATATAAAACAATTTAATGAAGTAGTAATGAATGGAATATTAATAAATGGAGTTTTCCATGAAGCCATACAGTCAGATACTGCAAGTTTTAAATGCGATAAATGTTCGTTGAAAGATTTTTGCGAAGAAATTGGTACGTCTACCTTATCTTATTTTCCTCTTTGCGAACATTTGACAAATGATAAATTAATGGTATTTGTCAATCGTGGAAATGTTAATATAAAAACAGAAGATGTTACGCAAAGCAAAGTTTAGAATTGATTTCAAGGCATGGCAGTATGGTGGAAAAATGATAAAGATGTCTGAGGACTTAACTTTACCATACCGCACTGAAGAAACCAATATGCATAGCTCATCAACTGTATATCGTGCTGCAATGAATGAAATACAGGGAATACTTGAAACTGCGATAGAAATAAAACATATCTATTTGCTTACAGAATATGAAGAGATTAATCAATAATAACGAAGTTATGATGGAAAAACTATTAGTATGGAGAATATACTCAACAGCAGATGTATTTGGAGTTAAATTTTTTTTTCTGAAGATGGCAGGAAAAGATTTTCTTCTGCCATGTTGTTCAGGGGATTGATGGGAAATTATTTGGAATAGCTAATAACTAGAATAGAGATGAGTAAGATTATATTTCTCGACTTTGACGGTGTGATAACCACGGTGAAAAGTAACTGGAATCTTGATAAGGAAAAGATGGAACTGGTTAAGCAAATATGTGATGCGACTGGAGCGAAGATAGTAATATCTTCTTCTTGGAGAAGATATACTTTGGAGCAGACATTAGAACTTATCACAACTAAACAGATTGAGAATGGATTCCAATCTTTTTTATATCCTGAAGATGTTATGGGTATTACTGCAAGAATGTATGCTTTTAAGTCCGGTAATAGAGAAACTCATTATGGATTATACCGAGGAGTTGAGATAGAACAATGGTTGTCAGAGCATAAGGATGTAACCAATTATGTAATCCTTGATGATGATTCAGATATGTTGCTTTCTCAAAAGAAGCATTTCATAAAAACTCATGCTTTACGTGGAATATCCAAGCGTGATGTAAAAAGGGCTATTAATATATTAACTAAAACATGAATAGGTATGAAAGAACCTTTTACTGTAGAACAAGTCAAGAAGATGTATTTTTCGCAATTTGATGAAATTTCTTGGTATATAGAGCATGATAAATTTAAAGTTAATTCTATTCGTCGATGCCTTAAGGAAAATGAGAAATGTTATTTGGGCAATTTATTAGAGACAGCTAAACGTTATTTTTCTGGCAGTTTGCGAGATTTCCAAAAATATGGGATTAATACTGTTGAGATAAAAAAAGAATGGGAGAAAGTGATTGATGAAATCCAAAAAGAAATTGTCAACAATTTGTAATTATTTAGAAATGAGTAAATTAAAACGCCTACAATACGGTTACTTTCTGATAAAAGGGATAAACCTAAAGGAAGTAATGATAGAGAATAGATTTTATAGAAGATATATCGACCATTTAGGAAGACTATCTAAAAATCACTTACCTTTTTAATTAATTAGTAACCAGAATAGATATGAAGAAAATTGAATTTTACCCAGGAATCAATCTTGATAAAGCATATCAAGAATTGCAGGACAATGCACCATGTTATGGTGAATTTAACGAGAAAACGTTGTATTCTACTGATTCTCTCGATGACGTGTATGTCAAAGTGACTGGCAAGTCAAAAGTAGAGCATGATGAATATATTCGCAAAATACGCGAAGAGTATGAACGTAAAGAGGCGGAATTTAAGGCTAAGATTCCGAAATTAACCGAAGATTATAAAAAACGTGCAAGAGGTATTATTCCGGAAGAGTATTTGGAGTTATGGAATGAAATACTTCCTATCAGACTGAATGATCTCTATCATGGCATGGAACTTGACTGCTGGTTAGAATTAGTCGCAGTATTGAATGATACCTCTAAGAAAGAACTGGAAAGATTTGAAATATGCCGGTCTTTATTCACCAGGCAAGGTCATAGCGGAATGAGTGCAGGTCTTGTTTTTAATGGCCTGAAGTGTTTTCATCCATTAGGGGAAGCGTTAGTATCATATATTAAAGATCCTATAAAAGTATAATGCCAGTATGGAAGAAAGCAAAAGAATTGGCGAAATCACTCTCGGATATGGAAGTGAATCCGCAAGAAAGGTAGAAATCAAAGATATGGTCCGGTGTGAATTTGCAGATCACAGACTTGTTACCATTGCACATACAGATGAAGATGCTTACTTATTATCGGTAGAAGATCCTCAAAGTACCGGCCGTGCTTCCCAAACTAATATGTATTTGACAGAAGGTAGTGCTGTTGCCCTTCTTTATACTCATATCCTATATCTGGAACATAACGGAATAGATGTAAATGAGTTATTCAAGAAATACATACTTGATGACCAAGAAATCAAATACGAATTTTCACCTAAAGATTAATATTATATCATTATGGAAATAAACTGTAAATACTGCCCTAAAAATGATGGTACAGGTGCGTGCAATATAGACAATTGTCCTCTGCCTCCTATTATACAGGAAATAGAAGAAATGCAGTCGTTTCTTGAAACAACAGCTAGTGACAATCCTAAAGAACTTATAGATCGATTGACTGATATAAATGTATACCTTGCAAGAAGTGGAAAACTTCTAGCTGATGCAAAAGCGTACCAAGATCAAGTGACTGCAAATGTATATTCACAGCACATGGAATTCATATCACGGGTTCCGGCTACTGTTGCAATTAAGTTTGTTTCAGCTCAAAGTGTGACTGCTAATCAGTTAGTTGTATGGCTAGATCGCATAAATCGAACTCTTGTTCACGCTGGAGATAACATACGTACTCAGATATCTTTTGCAAAGCAGGATTTGGCATTACAAAGGAAAGGATATTAGAAAAAATGTTAATCACGGAAAAATAACTGTTCAAAAGTGACATTAGAAATGTCATTTATTTGTAGCTTTACACCGTGAAAAGAATAGATGCGATTGGTGGAACTCTCGTATAACAAAGATATAGGTCAGCTCTGTATGAGTAGTTGTTTCCGAGTTCCACAAATAGAAACAATGAAAATATAGAGCTTCTTTTATAACCAACCATGAATGGGGTAAATGTAGCTATAAATGAGTATGATACAATCTAAAAAGCAGAACATTGATTATTTCCCTAAATGGAAACCTCAAATGGGAACATTGGGAATGCTTTCTAACATTTCAGAAAAAGTTAGATATAAAGCCTTAAGAAATTCATCAAGTGCCTTTATAAAGCGAATGGATGTAAGAAGTATGATATTCTCAAGAGATGGATATAAATGTGTCATCTGCGGTTCTTCTGATGACTTACAAATTGACCATATACATTCTGTATATTCCGTGATTAAAGGAAAATTTCCGATTGAAAAATTAAACACAATAGAAAATTTGAGGACATTATGTAGGCATTGTAACGCATCAAAAATACCTTAAAATGGGAAGGAATAAGAAGATCGGTCTTGATTATTTCCCTTTTGATGTTGACTTTTTTCAGGACATAAAAATAAGAAAACTAATCAAGTACCAGCGTGGCAAGGCCGTCACTGTATATGCTCTCCTGCTTTGTCTTATCTATAAGAATGGGTATTACATGTTGTGGGACGAAGAGTTGCCCTTCATATTATCGGAACAAACCGGTTTTGAAGAAGCGTATATACAGGAGGTCGTCAGATGTTGCCTGGCACTAGGGTTGTTTTCTAAAGAACTCTTTGATAAGGAAAAAGTTCTCACTTCAATCGGAATACAAGAACGCTATAAACGAATATGTGATGATTGCAGAAGAAAGTGTGAATTTTCAGAGTTTAACCTTATTTCTTCCGAAGAAAAGCGTATTTCTTCCGAAGAAAAGCCGATAACTTCCGAAGAAAGTACACAAAGTAAAGTAAAGGAAAGTAAAGAGAATATTATTATTCCCCCCACACCCCCCAAGGGGGTTGAGGATTTAGAAAAAGTTATTTCTGAAAAAGATCATGCTTTGAATGAGGCTTTAGCTAAGATCAAGGAACTTGAAAAACAAAGTTCTCAAAACAAACCTGCAAAGCCCAAGCGGTCCAATGGACTAAATGCTAACGCTCGCAAAGCCTTTGAGGAGCATTTCAGAAACACTTTTGGCGAAGAATATTACTGGACTGCCAAAGATGCCGGCAATATGTCCCAGTTACTTCGTAAGCTAACATTTTCACGGGAACAAAGACAGATGCCCGTTGATGATGCCTCTGTGTTGTACGCTCTCCAAGTATTCCTCACGTCCGTCAAGGATAGTTGGTTGCTGGATAACTTTAGCGTAGCTAATATTAACTCGAAGTATAACGAAATCGTTTCTAAAGCAAAAAATGGAAATTCTGGAACAGGAGCTATCGGATCGTCTACAACAGGTTCAACAGAAAAATTCGTTTGCAGCAAAGCTGAAAAAGGAGCAGATCGGGAATCTGATAGAGCGCCACAGAAAGACTATTCTTCAAGATTTTGAATATGATTTGACGAATCCCAATGAGTTTTATGCCCATCGTGATTTTATCAAGTATATCGGGAATAACTATATGGGGCGTGAGTTCAGAGAGTTTGAAGTAGACGAAAACAACTCGAAAGTGTTGTCTTTCCTGCTTTACTACTTCAATGGATGCCGATATGCAGAACAGGTTTTCCCAGATGAAGATTATAAAATCCATAAAAACCTGCTACTTGTCGGAGAACCCGGTACTGGTAAAACGATGCTGATGCAGATTTTTTCTGATTATTTACGATTGACTCATAATCCGAATACTTTTGAAAATCTATCGGTTACTCAAATGATGAACTATTACAAGATGAATGGTCATATTGACCGACATACGTTCAATGAAGGACAATCGAAAGGATTTAAACCGGAACCGTTTAATATCTGTTTAAACGATATTGGGCTGGAAACAGAGAATCAGAAAAGTTATGGCACTAGTCTTAACAGTGTGATAGATGAATTTTTATATGCAAGATATGAGATTTATCAGCAATTTGGTAAAATGTACCACATAACGAGTAATCTTGATGCAGAAGAATTTAAAAAACGTTTTGCTGATCGACTTGTTGACCGGTTTAAGAGTTTTAATCTCATTCCCCTTACAGGGAATAGTAGAAGGAAGTAATTGATTATTAACAGGTTAATTAATTATAATGCCTTGCAAATAAGGAAAGTAACGTTTGTTTACAAGCTGCAAAATAAGTAACTTTATACCTGTAAATCAAAAATTATATAAGTTATGAAATCAAGCAACATTAAACGTTTAAAAAACTGTTCTTATTTTAAGGGATTTATTTATAAAGTTTATAGCCCCAATAAACCAAAAAGTTTTGATGACGAACTGTCGGCTATGGATTTTGCTAGTAAATTAAATGCTCCTTGTCGAGTAATTATTGCAGTCCAATTAACTTTTGATTCTATAAGTCAAAAAGAAGCATTCCTTATCGCTAATCAAGATTTAAGAAGTGATATTGTAAAGTCATCTAATTCTAGTCTTGAAGTCGATTGTTCCAACGCTTTATTTCTTTATGGGAAAATAGTAAATGCAATGTCTGGATTTAAGACTAAGTCAATGTTTGTAAATAAATAAAAACATAAGAGCAATGAAAACAATTAGAAAATTAACAAAAAAAGAAGTGGTACTCAACAGGCTTACTCAATCTATTCTTATGCCTGTTATCTACCTACTAAATCACAAAACCAATAACCGAACAGATGATGATCCAAGGTTATCCAGTAATTTGTAACGGTATTCATTATCAGGGAAGATACCTGAAACCAATATGTAAACGCTGCGAGTTATATACAAAAGCAAAGCAGCCATTTCATAAGTCATGGCGCATAAGTGGAATTGAAAAATGTATAATCAACTATGTTAGTAGGAACAACAAATCTTAATACGACTCTCAACCTGACGTATGTGTTGACAGATGTCGTAGAAACTCTTCTCCTTGACATGAGAAGTGAAATGAAAAAACAGGGCTATGATTTGCGTTACGATGCCAAGCACAATTTCAACACGGCGATAGCAGCTATACGCCGGCTGAAGCAAGATGTAGACAAGACCCAGCTTTCTACTCAGGAGAACTTCGGAAACGACTCAGACTGTCTCCTTGCCTTCATCAAGCTGCTGATAGATCGCTGCGGTGACGACGACAAGAAGATGTTCGCGTTCTACAACTACATCAAAAGTTATCCTTCGCAGCTAGAGCTTGAGCTGTCTGACGAGAAGAGTGTATTTGCGCATATTTTTAATTGATAACAAATCAATAATGAACAAAAAAATAATACTTGACGCTTGTTGTGGAAGCCGAATGTTTTGGTTTGACAAGAAGAATCCATACGTTCTCTTTCAAGATATTCGTGATGCCGAATATGTTTTATGTGATGGTCGTAAGTTGGAAGTTCATCCTGATGTGGTTGCCGACTTTACAGCAATGCCATATTCGGACAGTTCTTTTAAACTTGTAGTCTTTGATCCTCCACACCTTGATAATGCAAATGAGGGTGCATATATGGCTCAAAAATATGGAACGCTTCGACGGTTTAAATGGCAGGAAGATATAAAGAGGGGATTCAGCGAATGTATGCGAGTGCTTGAACCGAACGGAATACTGATTTTTAAATGGAACGAAACTCGTATTCCTGTAAGACGGATATTGGAGATAATCAATGAGCGGCCGTTATTCGGGCATAAGTCTGGAAAGGCATCTAAAACTCATTGGATGTGCTTTATGAAATTACCAATTAACGAATAACACTATAGATATGAGTGAAACCGAAATTTTGAAAGATCGAATAGAGAGCTTACAAGCTGCTCTTGTTGCAAAGGAAGAAACTCACAAAATAGAGATCTGTAAGCTAATAGAAATAGATTTGAATGATACTGTGAGTGTAGAATTAACAGAATGGGGAGCCACATATCTTAATGCGACGAATGCATTTAAGAAAATTGCTACTCCGCAGAAATGCCATTATAAGACTGACTATAAAGCGGGTGATTGTTTACAAAACCAACTTTGGCAGTTAATATTGGAGTTTAAAGATGGGATTAGGTTTGATAAAGAGAAGGCTTTTAATAAGTTGACAAAAGTAATTAATTAATAACAATTAAAGTATGAGCGAAATAGAATATATAGAACAACCAAAAGCGATAGCTAAACTTGTTCATAAGTCGACCAAATCTATTATTCCAGTTTACAAACCATTAAATTGGTTTCAAAGACTAATGATAAGATGGTGTTTTGGGTTTAAATATGAAAGGATTAACTAATAACAATAGAGGTATGAATAAAATAAAGAACCGTAGGCTTGCTCTACGAGCCTATAAAATCAGAGTCAAACAATACCCTTACAATAAGCCATTGATTGATAGAAACAATCTAGCTTTTGTTCGTAAGGAAAATGACGGAAACCGATGTGATTGTTTCGGGCATTGGCGTAACTATTGGAATACAAGACCATTTTAATCATAACTAACTAGAAAGAAATCAAATGAAAATATTAGTAAGTTTTTCCGGTGGTAAGGATTCGCAAGCCTGCTTGATCCAAGCTGCCAAACAATACGGAACCGATAAGATAGAAGCGGTATTCTGCGATACAGGCTGAGAACATCCCGATACCTATCAGCATATAACAGACGTTTGCACACAGATGGGCGTTAAATTGACAACGCTAAAATCAAAGTATGACTTCGTTTCTTTAGCAGTCTATAAAAAGCGGTTTCCCTCTACAAAAGCGAGATTTTGCACAGAAGAATTAAAGATGAAACCTATGATTGATTATGTGCTATCCCTAAAGGATAGTTGCATTATCATTCAAGGGATCAGGGCGTCTGAAAGTGCATCACGAGCAAAGATGGAGCCTGAATGTATGTACTTTAAAGAGTATTTCAAGAGAGTTCAGTATGTAGATAAAAAAGGGAGAGTTAAAGAGAAATGGGCGCAAAGCTACCGTAGAAAAGAGGTCTTAGAGTGGTGTAAACAATTTGATGCGTCTGTTAGTCGTCCCATTTTTGATAAATCGGCTCAATGGGTGATTGATTGCATACTCGATGCTGGGCAGCAACCAAATCCATTATACAGAAAGGGGTGTTCCCGCGTTGGCTGTTATCCTTGCATCATGTGTCGGCAAATGGAAGTTGTCATATTGATGAAAGACGAACCAATGAAAATACGGCTGTTAGATGCTGAACATAAAATTGGAAGATCTTTTTTCTCTCCTGACTACATCCCTAAATATGCTTGTGCAAATGGTAAATATCCAATGGTTGAAGATGTGTTTAGGTATATAAGTGATAAAAATGCGACATTGGATATGTTCGAGCCTGAAGGCGGTTATGCTTGTATGAGCCTATTTCATGGGCTTTGCGAATAGAAGTTTAATTCAAAACAAAACAGAAAGGAATTAAATGAAGATGCAATCTAAGATAGATTATTCCATAGCCTTACTTCGTAAATGCGAACAGATGGCACTTGATTATGACCCGGAGGATGGCTTTTACTTAGCGTTCTCCGGTGGCAAGGATAGCCAAGTCCTTTATCACCTTGCGAAGATGGCAGGAGTAAAATTTAAGGCTCACATGAACCTTACGAGCATCGATCCACCCGAAGTTATCCGCTTTGTAAAACGGAACTACCCGGATGTGGAATTGATTAAACCAAAGATGTCTATCTATGATATGGCTTTAAAAAAACACTTATTACCTACAAGAACAATCCGTTGGTGTTGCGCTGAATATAAAGAGATGTCCGGTGCTGGCAAGGTTACCTTGATTGGCATTAGAAAAGCAGAAAGCGTCCGGCGCTCTAAGCGTGAAGAGATTGAAATAAGCGGTCACAAATTTAGCGGCAACTTCGACCAATTCTCTGAACACAAAGAAAAGATGGTTACTTGCGTGGGAGGAAAGGATAAGATACTTGTTTCTCCGATAATTCACTGGACTGATAGGGACGTATGGCAGTTTTTGAATGGGAATAGCATAGAGCATTGCTCGTTGTATGATGAAGGCTATAAGCGCATCGGATGTATTCTCTGCCCAATGTCTAACTATAAGCAGAAGTTAAAAGATTATCAGCGCTTCCCCCATGTGAAACGTAAATGGATTCAGACCATACAAAAGTTGATTGATGCCGAATATGTCAACCACAACTTTACCGATGCAGAGTTTGGCTTTTATTGGTGGATAAGCGATAAAGGTTTTGACCAATATTATGCAGACGAAGTACTGCAACAGAAAATAGAGTTTAACGTATAACTAATTAAGAAATGAACAAAATAACAATTGAGATAACCGCTACAGGATGGACAACTACTGTAAGCATCAACGGTGAAACTTTTAGTGAGAAGTTTGAACGAACTTTCACAGGTGCAAAAAGCGTAGAAGGTAATTTGGAAGGAGTAGAATAGATTCCTGATGAAGTGATAGATGCCATTCAATCAAGTGCTTATTATGATTGCATGGCTGCTCTTAGAGATATCGAATAACTATCAAAAATTAAGAAAGGAACTAAAGTATGACACAAGAAAAATTCATTGCATTGTCAAAGGAAAAGGTTGCAAAATTGAATAAAGGTTCAAAAGAAGCGGAAGAAGCATGGAGAGCCGGATATCTGTATTTAGCAGAACAGCTACGCATCAGTTTCAATAACAAGACACAACTTTACTTTTTAGAAGAAGTAGAAGAAATCGTCGAGGATTCTTACGAACTTGATGAATTTGAATAACGTATAATAATACGGATATGGACAAAAAAAAGATATAACAAAGAGATATACAAAAATGGCATCAACCATTGAAGATGCTAAAATATACGATGGTCGCGGAACGTATGATTTATATGAGTGTGAAAAATGTGGTCGTAATAAAATTACCACATACGCAGACAAAGGTGTTACTCCCTTTATTATTGGATGTAGTTGTGGTGGGTTAATGCAACATACAAGGTCCTTTAAGAATGTGCCGGATTACATTCGAGTATTTAGGTGGAAAAGACCTACACTTGAACAGACAATGAAGCTATCTAAAGGGATGATGGAACATGTTCTTAATGGAGGGCTGGTATTAGATATAGATGATGAAGATTTAGAAGAAAGGAGGAAATATGAAGAATATTAAAGATTTAACAATCAAAGTAACTTATCGAGTTGGACTTGGAAATGTTGAAGTCCCTGATGAAGTTTATAATGAATTAGCTAAAGCCTATGATGAAGGTGGTGATGTACCTGAATGGGATGATGAGCTTGAAAACGCAAAAGAATGGCTTAGTGATAATATTCGAGAAGCGGATGCAATGGAATGGGAATATGAGATTGATGATTTTCAAAATGAATAATTAAAAAAATAAATTATGAAACAGACATTAGAAGAAGCAGCTATACAAGGAGCTCAAGGATATAATATAGTTAAAAGAATATTTATAAATCCGGATGGAGGAACAGCATGAGAATAAAGAATAAACGAACAGGTGCTATGTATCAATCTGACACACTTGTAAAATCGTCAAGCGGATTTTTCTGGGATAAGAAAAACCAGATGGGGGCTATAAATTTACTTTTTACCGAAGATGATAGTTGGGAGGAAGAATCAGTGACTCCGTGGATCAGCGTAAAGAACAGGTTACCGCAAACAGATGATGACCTGTACATAGTGCTTGATGTTAGGATGAATCCTCCCGGATGTGGAGTGTGTGATTTTAATCCTAAGACAGAGACTTGGATTGACTATGGTGGCAATATTGTGCGCCCTACCCATTGGATGCCAATTCCTCCTCTTGAATCAAATGATAACGAATAACAATAGAGAAAGGAACTAACTATGGGATTTACAACACCATGTTTTATTAGAAAAAACACTGAAAGATTAAGAGAGTCTTTGAAACGTTTAGGGATTAGACCACTTCTTTCTAATGAAAGATTAAATGCTATTGGAGACAACATTAAAGTATATCATGGGAGAGAAGCCGTTTTCTCTTGCTCCTATTCGCAGGAATTATATGGACATTTTCTTGATTGCGGGACAAATGAAAATTTATTTCTTGCTATTGCCGCATTAAGAGATGACACAGACCATAATCAACTCTTTGTTAATGACAAAGGAGATTGGGGTATATATCGAGGCGGTTCTGACGGTGGATTATCGGGCATAGACTTTTACGGAATGCCTAACGACCCCATATGATGAAATGTAACAAGGTTGAGACAATAAAATCATCAAATTAGATAAATTTATGACTAAAAGTGACACTTTATATGTCATATTTTGTATCTTTACACCATAAAAATAAAAAAAGAGCAATGAAAATTTACACAAGTTATTTCGGTAATAGCCGAAAATTAAAAGAAGCAGGAATTAAAATTATTTGCGTAGCTATTGGACGGCCAAGATTTATTAGTGGAGTACCACAAATGGTTAATGTGGCTCCAACAAGGTATATGATAAGTGCCGCATGTTCCCATGATGAGTATCTTAGATTATACAACAATATTCTTGAAAGTCAAGATGCGAAGAAGGTGGTGGAGCAAATAAAGACATTAAGTGATGGCCAAGATGTTGCTCTATGCTGCTATGAGAAACCAGGTGATTTCTGCCATCGCCACATACTTGCAAAATGGCTTACCGAAAAGACTGGCATTGAAATCAAAGAGTTTGGAGTTGTTGAAAAGAAAGAACCTAAGTATGAACAAGCAAGTTTGTTCTAAAGATATGTGTGAGGCTTTTTATGGTTATGGATACACACGTCAATTGAAAACGGAAACCATTGGCAGCTTGGAATAGACAAGCAAAAGGTTGAATGGCGAAGTGATTAACGCAACGGTCCGCAAAACCGTTATTCGTGGGTTTGAATCCCACTTCAACCTCAAAGATAGAAATAACAACCGAAGTACAAGGCGATACTGTGGATTTTCTAATAAACGTTTTACAGACAGCCATATTGCGGAAATAGCTCATTGGTCAGAGCGTTGGCATTCCAGCCAAAGAGTGGGGTTCGATTCCCTGTTTCCGCTCGAATGTCGTTCAAGCTGGCTGGTTGATTGGTATTATGGTAGATGTGCATAGTTCGATTTTATGCGTTACTCTGGTATCGGTCAATCTTACAGCGTGGGAAGACATGCAAATTTGTTGGTGGTATGGCGTAATTGGTATACGCTAATCAAGATGTAAGGTGCAAAATTCCAGGATAACCGTTAATAACCAAACCGGAAACCTGCGAGACATCTTAGGAATGACTGAATTAAAAATCAGAAAGCCGCAAAAACTCCACCTGCAGGTTCGAATCCTGCTGCCACCACTAAGAGATAAAATGGTCATAGGGCGCTAAGACTAAATGAACGGAAATTCTAAGTGTACATAAGAATGGATGTCATCAAGACCGGTGCTGTTAGTAACAGGTTGAGTAGTTTAAAGATCGTAGGATAGCCAATCTACGGACGAAAGCGAGAAAGCAGACGATACTTGTGCAGGTTCGACTCCTGCTTATCTCTCAATGAAGAAATGGTTGATTTTGTATTTAAGCCTTCCTGGAATACGCCAGGAGGGCATTAAATCTAAATTAGTGTATGAAGTCATACATAACTTGTAAAATATACTGATATGTTCCAAGGAACGACACCACCTGAAGTAAAACTGCTCCTTCAAGATATAATGAAAGGCGTAGAAAAGAAAGATGTTTTTATCGGATGTTCCGGTAATTTCACGACCGACAAAATTATGTCCAACATGGGATATACTGTACATTCCAATGATGTAAGCCTATATTCTAAGCTAATTTCTGATCTGCTGCTTGACACAAATACAGATATTGAAGTTGTAAATCCTGAATTACGTCTGGTTTTTGATACTTGGAAAGATACAAGATATAAAAATCTTGTTCAGGTAATGTTTGCCATGAGAGTATCAGGCTTTCATCAAAGAAAGAATGATTATCAGGAGGAAATGTTCAATTCGTTTATAGAGCAGGCTGACATTTATTATCACAATACCATATCGAAATTAGAAAAGGGTGCTTTGAATTTTAATATAAGCAGTTTCTTTTATGGCGATTTTTTTGACTTCCTAAAAAGTAAAAAAGGTAAGGGGATAGGTATTGCTTTTCCTCCCACTTATAAAGGAGGATATGAGAAGATGTTTAGCTATGTAGAAGATAGTTTTAGATATGTTCATGCTCCCTATAATGTATTTGACCCCAAAGAAGGTGGGGTGATGTTTAAATGTCTTCTTGAGAATGATGAAAACATCATCTATTCTGATAGATATTTCCAGGAAATAAACGACTTCCTTGTTGGTAAGATAAACTTGGGGCCTGGTAAGAATCCGATATACACTTATTCTAGTGTAAAGCGGGATAAGCATTATTACATTGAACGTGATAAAAATATAAAGCCATCATGTATTCATATTTTGCCAATGGATTATGAATTTACAGATAGCACAGAAATATCAGCAAAGATATGCCCAGTTAGTGATGTGAACTACTATAAAGCATTTTACATGGCAAATAAGGTTAACTATACAACTGGTGGGGACTTGGGATTGGTATTCATGGCTGATGGAAAAGCGTTCGGTTTTTCTTCTTTTAGCAAAAAACTTTCTACTCTTGAGCAGATTTTTATGCAAAGCGATTTTGTTGTAAACTCAAATACTCAGAGATTGAGTAAATTATTGATCATGCTTGTTAAGTCTCATAATGTAAGAATGCTGATTGCCCGAAAAATGGCTAACTACTACGATGGAGTGAAGACTACCGTGTACACAACAAGCCCAATTTCAATGAAATATAGAGGAGTATTTGATTTAGAACGCCGAGATGAAGGCAAGCTAATGTATTCTGCTAATTTTTTAGATGATTCATTAAAGGATTTATATAGATTATGGTTGAAAAAATACAAGAAGTGAAAGATGTTCATCTTATTCAGGGGAAACTGGATGATGTAAACAAGTTGATTGCTCCATATAAGTTAGCATATGTAAGCCCTATAAACGATTGTGTTCCGTTGGAGAAGAATGCTCACTATATGGAAAAAAGCACACTAGATAGACTAACAGCAAATGTGGCTGAAGACGGTTTTTTATCTCAGCTCCCGTTTGCAATGAAACGAAATGACGGTAAATATCTCATTTTGTCGGGAAATCATCGCTTAAAAGCTGCTATTAAAGCTAAGTTGGAATATATTCTAATCTTGTATATTGAAGAGGTTGATAAAGATAAGCAGATTGCCTATGTGCTTAGTCATAATGCTTTAGTAGGCAAAGATGATGCTCAGATGCTTAAGGAGATTTATAGCGAGATGCGCACTATTGAAGCAAGAGAGTTTTCTGGTCTTAACGGCATTCAATTTATTGATACGGATAAGATTCCCACGGTCTCTATTAATGATGGGGATATAGAGCTTACCGAAATGAAGTTCTTGTTTACTGAAAGCAGGAGCAATGATGTCAAAGCTGTTCTAGCGGAACTAGAAAAACAGAAAATATCTGCAAATAGTTCGATAGTTGTCGGCTCCTATGAAGAATTTATTAAGGTAGCTACAGAGGTTAAGAAAAAATTTAATATAAAAAGTAATACGGTGGCTTTTGCACGTATGATTGATATTTGCAAAGCCTTTTTGCTTGAACTGAAAGAAGAGGAGGTATAATATGGCAGGGAGAGGTAGGCCCAAAATGGAGATTTCTCTTTATGATAAATATATAAAAGGGAAGGAAGATCTTATTATAGCAGACTGTAGGAATGGGGCTGACAATAAAGGTTTATGTGTGCGTCTTGGAATAGGACTTACTACGTTCAAAAGTATACTAAAGAAACATCCTGAAGTTATAGATTTGTTGAAGGAAGGTAAAGACGAAGCCGACATGAAGGTAGAGAGTGCTCTATATAAACGAGCTATTGGCTATGATATTGAGGAAACTACAACTGAGGTGAAAATAGGAGAGGATGGATCTGGTCAAACGACTGTGGTAAAGAAAACGAAAAAGCATGTCGCGGGAGATACAACAGCACAAATATTTTGGTTAAAAAATCGTAGACCAAATGAATGGAAAGATAAACAAGATGTAAATGTTACTAATGATGATTGGGTAGATGCTTTAAAATCATTAACCAGTTCATATAAGAATGGTGACAAAGGATGAAAAAAAGAAACTCATAAGTGAAATTATAGCGTATTGGTCGAAGGATTGGAATAAATTTGTCCGTGATGCATTATGCGCAAGATTAGATCGTGAGCAGCAAGCTATTATTGAGTCTGTCCAACATAACCCCATGACTGCTGTTGCAAGTGGAACTGCTCGTGGAAAAGATTTTGTTGCGGCCTGTGCTTCGTTGTGTTTTATGTATCTTACTCCTAGATTTAATGAAAAAGGTGTGCTTGTTGGGAATACCAAGGTGGCCATGACAGCACCAACAGGGAGGCAAGTGAAAAATATTATGACTCCTGAAATCAGAAGGTTGATTCGTGCAGCAAGGGCAAAGTTTCCTTTTTGTTGTCCAGGCAGATTGGTTGCTGATGACATAAGAACGGATTATGAAGAATGGTTTTTGACAGGATTTAAAGCAGATGACAACGCAACTGAATCATGGTCGGGATTTCATGCAGCAAATACCATGTTTGTTATCACGGAGGCATCAGGTATATCCGAAATTGTTTATAATGCGATAGAAGGTAACTTACAGGGAAATTCTCGGATGCTCATAGTGTTTAATCCTAATATTACTACTGGATATGCATCTAGAGCCATGAAATCAGAACGTTTTGCTAAGTTTAGGCTTAGTTCTCTTAATGCGGAGAATGTGGTAAAAAAACAAGTTATAATTCCAGGTCAAGTAGATTATGAATGGGTAAAAGACAAAGTAATAAATTGGTGCTCTCCCATTCAGCAAACGGACTTTAATGAGGGAGAAGGCGATTTCAAATGGGAAGGTAGCCTATACCGACCTAATGATTTATTTCGAGTTAAGGTACTTGGTATGTTCCCAAAAGTTTCTGAAGATGTACTTATACCTTATGAATGGATAGAGATAGCAAACAGGAATTGGCAAGAATTACAAGCAAACGGTTTCATTCCTGTTAAATCTTGCAAGTTAGGGGTTGACGTTGCCGGTATGGGACGAGACAATAGTGTGCTTTGTCCGAGATATGGAAACTATATTACTCAATTTGAAGTGCATCAATCTGCTGGACGTGCGGATCACATGCATGTAGTAGGTATGACAATACCATATTTAAAGAAGAAGGGAGCAAAAGCATTTATTGATACGATAGGAGAGGGTGCAGGTGTCTATTCTCGTTTGTTGGAGGAAGAATTTACAAATGCTTTTTCATGTAAATATTCAGAAGGTGCGGATGGATTGCATGATATTACCGGAGAATATGAATTTGCCAATATGCGAGCATATTTGTATTGGGCTTTGCGTGATTGGCTCAATCCTAAAAATGGATTTGGTGCAGCTTTACCCCCATGTGATCAGTTGATGGAAGAAGCGACTGAAACTAAATGGAAGTTTCTTAGTAATGGAAAGATTATCATTGAGGCTAAAGAAGACATCAAAAAACGTATCAAGCGTTCTCCTGACTATATGGATGCATTAGCGAATACATTCTATCCTAGGGATTACAGCTTTATTAGCGATGAAGAGCTGCTCAAAGATTTTTTGTAGTTGTGTTTCTTTTAGTACCTTTGTAGCCGAAAACACTTCTTTTGTGTTTTCATTGCTCTTATGTGTGCTGGCTTGTGAAAGTCGGCACCATTTTTGTTTATAGCAAAAGTTAAATCTTTGGTTATGAGTGTTTTATGACTAAAATAATTGTGTAAATATTTGGCTAATCCATTGATAATGAGTATCTTTACAATACTAAAAGAAACCAATATTACTAACAATTAAAATATAAGAGCAATGAAAGCAACAGACCTCTTCAATTATAGAAAAGAAGATTTTGAAACTATTGAATCATTCTCAAAGAGAGTATATGAGACAGCAAAGAGATATAGAAGTTCTTTGCACTTTACACCACAAGAAAGCTATCACGTACTAACTATACTTGCGAAATATTATAATGAGAACGTGTCTGACATCCTTTCTGCTATAAGAGACATTGAATTTAGATGTGCTTCAAAGAAATACAGAATACAGTGGGTAAAGTGTTTAGCAGACCATTATTTGGTAATAGATAAAAGATAAGTTTAACCAGCAGGGCGAAAGCCCTGCGCAATATACACAATTATGAAAACAGATTGGACAATAACAGTGATGAATCCCAAAACAAGACGTGTAACAACTGAACGAATCCTCGGAACAGAGGAAAACCTTGCAGAATATGTGAGAACAATGGCTGAATCAGAATGGTTGATAATATCAATAAACAATACATTTGTTGAACTAAAATAATAAGATTATGGACAAGAAAGAAATACAAGCAGCCTTTTGTCAAAGGGTAAACGACATCTATATGAAGCTAACAAGCGACTATAATAAAAATAGATATTGACAAAGAATACTAATATTTACACCTAGGTGTACACCTGGGTGTAGGCTTGTTTTGTTTATTCTTTTGCACCTTTATCTCATTCGAGGTAGCGGTTTTCTTTTTCTATCATGGCAGGAATCGAAAACCTAAATGAAGCCAGTAGTTATGTATAATGAAGGAAGAGATAACCTTTGAAGCTATGCCTAAAGCAATAGCATACCTCATCACCAAAGTAGAGGATTTAGAGAAAGTTCTATTAGAAAAGAATGAAGCACCATCTGCACCAGTAGATAAATGGCGATAAATTTACATCTGATGAAATAGTGGGTATTAAAGCTAAATTACAAAATTAGATACTCTTAAAGCGGCATTTAATAGCACTTAGTAGACACAAATAAAGTGGCTATTAAGTGCTATTTTTTTGTTTGATATTAGGTTAATTTTCTTGTTTATGTTTGCATTGTTCTTACAACGGTGATAGTTGGTAACACCGTTTTGAATGAGCAAATAGGCAGAACCGACCAACGTTCTGCATTAAGGCTCTTCCATATAAAAACAAGAACAATGGAAGAAAAGATTAATCAGATTTTAGTTTATACCTTATTGGCAGCAAAGAACGTGCTGACATTGGATGATGTATCGCTATTAACTGGGCTTAGTAAAAGTCATTTGTATAAACTTACCTGTAATCGTCAAATACCGCACTACAAACCTAATGGAAAACAGTTGTACTTTGATCGTACTGAAATAGAAGCATGGATGAAGCAGGGGAAAGTGAATACTATTGATGAAAGTGAACAGATGGCAGCTGTTTATTTAGCAAAGGCTTCAAGGAAGTAAGGAGGTAGGCTATGGAAAAAAAGAAAAAGGGCAGTCTCCACAACCACCCAATTCCATGATGATGAGGCAAAGATAGAAAAAGAAAATGGAATAAACAAGGTGTACAATAATAAAGACGATTATTATTTTGATAGTTGTTCTTTTCATCCGATTGGTACATTAGTGGACAGACAAGGACAAGAGATACTAACAGATAGGTACATTATAAGAGGTAGATATAATGATTTCGTCAAAGAGTTTGATCACAATCCTACCGATCGAGAGATAAACAACGCTTTAGTTTTTAGATTTGGTCTCAATTCAGGTTTTTTAATGTAATTAATCCAACAGATTTCTGGATATCATAATATACACGATTATGAAAGCAGATTTAGTTTTAATGATTAGCCCCGAATCCCCACTGATGAAGCAACTGGCAAAGTGTTGGGTAAGTTATGTACTATGTACGACTTCTATACCATAGACAAAAGGTATGTCACGATACGGTATGATAAAACAAGTCTTGCAGTAGCTTATACGAGTGAAGAAAGATTGAATTTATCCAAGAAATGATAAAAAAATAATCGTAAATACTTTGTCAATCCAAATAATATTACTATATTTACATATATAAAAGAACTAATTAATACCCATCGCACGGGCGTGAGACACACGTAGAAACTGTTTTTATTATGGCAACTTACAGAATCATCGCAAAAACAAATGGCTACATTGCCAACAGAGACATCCAATTTAATGGTAGGACAGAAATAATCGTTGAAAGAGAATTGACTCTAAAAGAGGCTTATAAGATGCTTCTTGATATGTTCAATGAAAAGTATGCCGACAACGAAGAAGTAGGATACGCCGCCAACTGGGGTATTGCCGTTATCCGTTCACGCAAGTATGTGGATGGTGCTACACCTACATTCAGTGATGGTACCCGATCTTTCGATTGGGATGGAAGAAGCTATGTGATTGAAGCAGAAGAAGTAGAATAATAATTAATCTTATAAGCTGTGCTATCGGCATGACGGGCAAAGAATATGAAAATATTATATTGCAATAACAGTGAATTACTTGAGATATTTGAAAGTAACAGTATTGAAATGATTTGTAATGAAGATATGCAAATTGAAATCTCAGATGAAGATGCTTTAAGAATTGGAACAATCGTAGATAAGTTTGCGCCTGCTGCAAGTGGCGATTATTCAATAGAAGATAAATAATATGACCAACAGATTTAAATTAGAACATAGTCAAGACCTGCCAAACTGGTGGGTCTTGACTGATATAGAGAACTTGATAGTATGTAAGTTTAAAGAACACGAGTTCAACGAAACTCAAAGGATTACCATTCTTGATGATAGCAAGTATGCGAACAACTCGAATTGTGCCAACGAAATAGCGCACATCATGGCAGAGATGGGCGACTATATGTTTTCCCATTGGTATTCGATAGCTTTGCCTACACCAGTATTTGAGTTTCGGCAAGATGATAAAAATGATAGATTATTGCTTATTCGTAATAAATTTCCAAAGTATACTATTGAGATACAAGATGATTATGATTTAAAGCAATTATCTGATGCCTTAAAAGCATGTGGTGAGTTTGTGAAAAAGGTATCTAAGCATTAGATAAAAATAAAGTTACTTAAAAGTCGCATTATTATAGTCACTTTTATTATATTTGCACCGTAGCATTTGATGCTAACGTGCTCCTTCACGTTTCCGGATAGTGCGTATTGTGCTATCCGGTTTTGGGGGGAGTATTTATATATGTTCAACTAATCACCGTATGAAGAAGTACGGAACAGCCTATGGACGAAATTACCGCTATCTTAGACAATACCCGGCCCGTTGATAATATTATCAACGATTTAAAAGAAAAGTCTGTAACAGTCCCATCATGGGATAAACTTCTCAAAGACTACGAACCTACAGAGCATGAGATTGTATCTGACACAGTTACTCGTAAAGACAAAGTCCGTTCTAATGGAGATACAGAGAGAGCTTCGCGTATCTATATAGGGCTTGAAAAACTTCTCACCAAGCGAATGACTGAATTCATGTTCGCTATTCCGGTTAAACGTGTATATCATAACATAGAAGATAATGAAACCCGCCAAAGTATTGTGAAAGCAATTGAAGCGATATATAAGTATGCTCGTATTGATAGTGAAAATATTAAGCGAGGCAATGCTTACTTTGCTTCATGTGAAGTGTTCACCATTTGGTACACGGTCGAGAGTCCCAACACTCTATATGGCTTTAAAAGTAAATATAAGCTAAAATGCAAAACTTATTCACCAATGGACGGTGTTAGGTTATATCCTTTACTTGATGAACTTGGTGATATGATCGCAATGTCTTTTGAGTACACTAGAAAGGTGAAAAATGAAGAAGTTACTTTCTTTGAAACATACACGTCAAACATCCATTATAAATGGAAACAACAGGGAAACGGCTGGGAATTAGTAAAATTAGAACCGGTCGTTATTATGAAAATCCCTGGAGTCTACACCTATCGTCCTGTTCCCATTTATCACGGTCTTTCCTATATCAGAAAAGAAATCGAATATACTCTGTCACGTAATAGCGATGTCATCGCATATAATTCCGCTCCTATCTTAAAAATAGCTGGTGGCATGAAAGGAGGAGAAGATAAAGGAGAAAGCCGTAGAGTTTACCGCGTAGAACAAAACGGGGATGTGTCTTATGTTTCATGGGCGCAATCTATCGAGGCGTTAAAATACCATGTAGACACCCTTGTTAAACTGTTCTGGTCACAATCCCAAATGCCGGATATTTCCTTTGAAAACATGAAGTCTCTTGGCAATATTGGATTTGATGCAAGGCAGACTTTACTTACTGACGCTCATTTAAAGGTTGGAGATGAAAGTGGTGCATGGATAGAAACGTTTGAACGTGAATGTAGCGTAATCAGAGCTTTCTTGAAAATGATGAATGTTTCTTGGAAAGATGAAGTAGATAATGTTGAGGTTGAGCATGTCATAACTCCGTTTATTCAAAATGATGAAAAGTCAGAAATAGAAAAGTGGGTTACGGCAAGTGGCGGAAAGGCAGTTGTCAGCCAATTAGAAGCCATCAAAAACTTAGGTATCTCTACTGATCCACAAGAAACTCTTTCCCAAATTCAAAAAGAAGATGCAGAGGCTTCCAAAAGCAGGATAAGCAATATATTCGAACAATCGGAATAACAATCTAAAATATAAATATTATGGCAAAAACTGATGTACTAAAATTTAGTAAAGAAAAACAGGGTTATTCCTGTGAATTTATTTCTGTTGGTAAATGTGCAATACAGATAGACAGAGAAAAAAATGGGACGCTTATTATATACGCAAAGATAGAAGGAATGGAGTATGCACTATTGTACCAATACTCTTCCACTCAATTTAATGACAATGTTATTTTTGAGCTTGACGTACAAAAGGGGCTGTCCGTCAAAATAGTAAGTGAGGTAGGCGTCATGAGTGCAAAAATGGCTTATGAAGATGAAGGTTTATAGCCTATCTGCCAAGTTGTAGAAAAGGTTTAGACTGCGTAAGTATATGTTTGTGCAGCTGGCTTAAATTAAATATAATGAAGAAAAGAATATCAAATTGGCTTATTAGATTGGCAGAGAAGATCAATCCACAAGAACGATTGAGGAGTATTGAAAGGATTGATAATTACGAAGCCAAGAAGTTAGGCATCTGTCTTGTCCGTACTAAAAAAGAAATCAAGGATTATCGTAAGAAGATGAAACTTGACGAAGGTTGGTCTAATCGGAAATCAGATGAAATGCTTATCAAAGAAGTAAAAAATGAAGTCCGCCAATCGATTATAAACTCTATCATTCAAAGAGGGTTGATAGAATATTATGTTGAAAAAGTCGGTGACGCACTTCATGTTACCGGTGAAATCAAAGTATATATCAAGAAAGAATAGTATGAAAGTTCCAATAGATAATATAACTTTTGCTGAAAGTGAATATCATCGTGGAAATAAGATTTGGAAAGCCCAAACACTCTACGACTTTGCAAAAGCAAAAGAATACCCAGTGCTTAATATGCCACTATGGAATATAGACCTTACCGCTGAGCCATTTGAGTGTAATCAGCTTCATAGTTTCATTTTCCAATGCAAAAGAGTGAATCAATGTTCTCTTAAATACCCTATTATTCTTGATGAAGTAGGTCAAATTGCTGATGGCTATCATCGTTTATGCAAAGCTATATTAGAGGGTAAGGAAACAATTAAAGCTATTCGGTTATTGGAAATGCCGGCACCTGATAGAATTTTGGAGGAATAAATATGAAAAAACATGCAAAAGTCATTACAGTGGAATATGTGGTTCAAGATTGTCCGATCTATGGTAAGATTATTGTAAAACATCATCTATATCCACAGACAGCAAAGATAAAAAGTATATGAAATAATGGCAAAGCCTAAGATTCCAAATCAGAAAAAGAAGTATCAAGAACTCAACGAGAGATTAAGCAGATATGTATCCCTCGTTGAGCAAATATACGATACACTGAATTTGGAAGCAGCCAAGGCTGTTTCACGCACTCAATATTCCTCCGATAGTGATAAACCGTTTAAATGGTCTGACTATCCTCAAACTAAAAAACAAATTGACGACATACAAAGACATTTCGTAGAAGATATAAACGCAATTATCTATCGCGGTACGACCGAAGAATGGAAAAATAGTAATGAAGCACAGGATTTGATAGCAAACAGAGTATTAAAAGCATATAACGCACAAGTTGATAGAGAGAAATATAAAGTCTTGTATCAAACAAATTCAGATGCTCTGAAAGCATTCCAGAGTCGAAAAGATAAAGGGCTCAATATATCTGCAAAACTTTGGCAGCAATCTATGATCTACAAAGAAGAATTGGAGGCTGCAATCTCATGCGCTATTAAAAAAGGAACTAGTGCTGTTACGTTGAGTAAGCAAATAAGCAAGTATTTACTTAATTTTCCATCACTGCAAAAAGATTATAAAAGCAAATATGGAAGTGCGGAACATATACAAGATTGTGAGTACAGATCTATTCGTTTAGCCCGTTCAGAAATAAACATGGCTTATAGAACAGCCGAAAATGAACGTTGGAAGCAGATGGATTTTGTCGTAGGATACGAAATAAAATTGAGCTCATCACATCATAGTCGTATGCCTCATGGAGACATTTGTGATACTCTTGCAGGTAAATATCCAAAAGATTTCACATGGACAGGATGGCACCCGAATGACTTATGTTATAAAGTTCCTATCCTCAAAACAGAAGAAGAATTCTGGGAATGGGATGGGCGTAGTGATTCCACAACTGAAAGCGTGAATGAAGTCAAGGATGTGCCGGATGCATTCAAACAGTGGGTTGGCACAAATTCGAAACGCATAGTAGACGCAAAGAAGAAAGGCACTTTGCCATATTTTTTAAAGGATAACCCGTTATATCTTAAATAATAACCACTGAGATGCAATTACACTTAGTTTCACGGCACAAGGTACAAGATTACTGCTGTTCGTGAGTTTATTATGATAGTTTAACATGAAAAGTGGCATTTTTAATGTCACTTTTATTACCTTTGTATCAGATGCGTATGAAGACGTACGCCACAGAACTTGTCGTAAAGACTCATTGCTCTAATGTTTAGTAAAGTTCTAGCGAATAGTCTGCTGGTATACGTGCTATGCAGGCTATTTTAGTAACTAAAACATTGTACAATGGACAGAAAACAGCAAGTTTTTTTGAAACTGAAACCTAAAACGAAGGCGTTGGGGTTCAGTCAAAAGGAGCTAAAGGGTATCGCTGCTCAGATTGCCGATAACCTTACCTCCGCAGAAGATGCCTCAGATGAAGACGTAAATGCCGAAATCGATAAAGAGATTGAAGCTGCACTACGTTACTTACCTTTCGGCCAGTCACAGGCCAATCGCTTGCTTGATGAATGGAAGAAAAATCACCCTGAAACAGATGACGACGACAACGATGACGATGATGACGACGACGGATCTTCGAACAATCAAAGACGTCAAACTGGTTCAAATACCAAAAATCCCAAAAACAGAGGAAAGAATGATGATACTCCGGAATGGGCTAAAGGTTTGGTTCAGACAGTACAAACACTGAATGACGAAATCGCAGCATTGAAAGGTGAAAAAGTTACCACTACACGTAAAGAAAAGCTTGAATCCTTATTGAAAGACGCTGGTACATTCGGCACTCGTACCTTGAAATCCTTCAATAAGATGAAGTTTGAGAACGATGAAGAGTTTGAAGAATTCTATTCCGAAGTTGAGGAAGATTTGAGATCTTACAACCAGGAGCGTGCCGACGCGGGACTTTCTAGTTTAGGTAATCCTCCAGGTGCAGGAAGTAAGAAGCAAAAAAAAGATGAATTATTAACCGATGAAGAGGTCATAGCAATAGCTAATGGTCTTTAATCAAAAGCAAATTAAAAATGGGCGCAAAAGCTGATTTAGTAAACGAACAAGAAACAATCTTAACCGGAATGGATTCGATTGTTATTCGTAACTATTTAGGCGGAATTATGAATGGTCGGACGCTAGATATGACTGGATTTAAACAGTCTGTGATCAAAGCTGGGCACATTGTTATCCGCAATACAGAAAACGATACTTATAAGCCAATGCCTGTTAATTCAGCAGGTACAGCCTACGAATCATTGCCAGGAAATCATGAATATGTTGGTGTTGTTGTTTGTTCCAAGCCTGCCGACAAACCATTCGTTGGTATCATGTATGCTGGCGAAGTGAATGACGTGGCAAGTCCTTATCCTATTGACAGCATCAAGGCTGCATTAAAAACGGCATTGCCACAACTAACTTTTTTACACGATTAAAAGGAGGTGAAAGATGAATGAATCATTATTTATTGAATTTGTAAGAAGAATATGGCCTAAATTGAGTCTATATGTGAAAGAAAAGATCAATGGAACAAACAAGAATTTGACCTATCTTCACAAAACGATGCTTACTAAGGTATATTCTCCTGATCAAAAATGGGAAGGCACATCTGCTAATACTACATATGTAGCTGCTGATATGGTAGCTATGGACTCTCCCTTGTCTCCAAAGAAACGTGACTCTATTGCTCGTTCTAGTGGAGTATTGCCGAAAATTGGTATTAAGAAAATTTTGAGAGAAACTCAGATCAACGCTATCAATATCATGAAAGCGCATTTATCTAATGCCACTACGGAAGAAGCGCAAAAATCTCTTAAAAATAGAATTTTCTCTCGTTTAACAGATGACGGAACCGCATGTTCTGTTGGTATTGACGAAAGAAATGAGGCTAATTTCCTTACTGGGCTTTCTGATGGGGTTATTGTTGTTGAAGATGATGATGATAAGAACACCGGTCTTGGTTTGCGCGTTAAATACGGCTATTTACCTAGTCATAGTTTTGGCGTTGTTACTACTGGGGAAGTTACAGGAGATGATATCGAGAGAGTTATAAGCAAAGCTAATGATGACGGTAACAGTATTTCGGTCATTATGCTGGCTTTATCTACATATAACAAAATGCGTCAATCTCAATGGGCTAAAGAATTAGCCGCAAATTATCGAGGACAAACCTTTGATAATGAGACTAAGCTGCCTGTACCTACTTCTACATTATTTGATGAAGCGTTCTCTGACCAATATAACGGTATCTCATTCCTGAAGATTGACCGTTCAGTAACTTATGAAAAGAACGGTAAAAGGGTATCTTATAAACCGTGGAACGCGAATAAATTGATATTTCTCCCTTCTGCTGATAATGTAGGCTCTTTTGTATGGGGAACTTTGGCTGAAGCGACTAATCCTGTTAATGGGGTGGAATATACTACCGTTGATGAATACAAGTTGATCAGCCGTTACTCTAAGACAGATCCGTTACAGGAATTTACAAACGGACAGGCTATTTGTTTGCCGGTTATCGAAAACGTAGACCAAATCTATTCTTTGGATATACTGGAAGCCCAAACTGTAAACACTACAGAAGAAGAGAAGGATACCACTGATGTCAAAATTACAATTTGGGGAGCAACTTACAAAAAGCCGGAGTTTGTGACGGAATATAACAAGATTGCAGGCAAGAACCTGACTTCCACCGTTTCCGATGATAAGCTAATCGCAGCAGTCAACAGATTGAGTGACGCAGACGAAGAAGCATTGAAAAAGGCGGTTGAATCTCATAAAGCATCGTAAGTCATGAAGACAATTCAGCAAGCCCTCATAGACGAAATACATTATCCGATCCCTATCGGTTTTGTAGAGAATGTGATGATTAAACGTAATCTCAATGGCGATGATGAGTTTAATTATGACATATCTCATTCCAACGAATATCAGGGAGCTCTAGCTGATTGTCTTTGGTCTTTGGTTCAGGCTATCAATTTCTCTGAAGCAGACAAGTCCTTCGGGGCTTTGTCTGATAAAGACAAGAAACTAATACTGTTGCATGTTAACTCCATCTACGATACCATTGGTGAATCTTCGGTAGAATTGGAACCAAAGCCAAAGGTATATGTAGGTGATTGCTTGTCGTAGAAATGGCTGTATTGAATAGAAAACCTCACCGTTTGCAGTACCTTGTATCTAGTTCTGGCTATGAAGATGAAAATGGAAATTATCATCCAGGTTCATCTGAATGGAAAGGCTCAATTCCTTGTGATGCCGTGCCTTCTGGGAAGGCGGAAGAAAGAGAGTTTGAGGATGGTGTTGTAAGAAGCTATTCATATACGGTATGTCTTCCAAGCAATTGTCAAACCTTTACTATTGGTGACAGGGTTAAGATAAGTCTTCTCGGAGGAATTGAAAGGGAATTTGAAGTAAAAGGTTTCCATCGTTACCAACTTCAGTGCAAAATTTGGGTTTAGTATTATGGGCATAAGAATGACTACCAAGCTGGATGAAATTCATAAGGTTCTTATGAAAGAAGCAAATCGGGTTGAAAGGCTAACAATACGCGCTTTGTCTTACCTTGGGGAACAATGTGTTTCACGAGTACGTGACAGAGAAGGTAATAAAAGTTGGTATGATCAGTCCGGTAACCTGCGAAGTTCAGTTGGCTATGTAATAGCTTATAACGGTAATATTATCCAATACTCAGACTTCAATCAGATAAAGCAAGGCTCGGAAGGCGTAAGTGTAGGTAAAAACTTGGCCAAGGAACTTGTAAAGAGGTATCCTAATGACTATGTGCTTGTTATAGTCGCAGGAATGAACTATGCTGAATATGTGGAAAGGAAGGATAATAAGGACGTACTTGCATCAACGGAATTGTGGGCGATGGACCAAGTTCCCAAGATGCTTGAGAAACTAAAAAGACAGATTGCTAAATAATGAAATCAGACATTGAAATAGCTAAGTTTGTCTATCACAAAATTAAGGGCACAGACCTTGAAAGGAATGTTACCGGCAAATTAAGTGATAGAGGAAGACCAAACAAGTCAGACAAAGAGGATATTGTTATATCTGTACTTGCCAATGAAGGATGTGGCCAAATCCAAAGAGCTTATGTTAATGTCAATGTGTATGTCCGTGATTTATGGAATTCGGAAACAAAGGCGTGGGAAAAAGATACTCTACGCGTAGGTAAGCTGTGTGAATTATGCAAATTCCTTATCTCCATACGAAAAGATGAATACCACACAACCCCATCAAAATGTAGCCAAAAAACCAGTCCTACAAATACACCTTTTGAGGACGGACATACAGAACATTTCATTAATAACAAATTGTACATTGAGATAAATAACGAATAAGTATTAACTATATTAAGTGATATAGAACTATGGCAGTAATCGGATGGGGTAAACCCCGAATTTTCGTAAAAGACTTGGATGCTTCTTCGCCCAAATGGGAAGAGCTTCCTACACCCGTGGAAGATTCCACACAGTTGACAACAACAAAAGGCGACAAACAAGAAGCCAAAATTGAAGGTGGAGAAAATGAAGATGTCAAGTATGGTAAAAACACCTATGCCCTTGTACTCAACATACGTGCAGCAAAAGGCCGCAAAAGACCTATCAACGACAGTGATGGCGTAGTTGCTCACAATTATGCTGTTGCACTACAACCGGAAGATCCCGAAGTTCCTGGATTTTGTATGGAAAAGACAACAGTGTCAGTTGAAGATACGTTTACTAGTGCAGATGGTGGTGTGTGGGCATATACATTTGACGCTTTAAAATATGCCGCTGAAAAGAAACAAGTTCAATGGGGTAAAATTATTGTTACTCCTACAACAGGATCACCTATTACAAAAATAGAGTGTGACCCGGACGACGAAGACGGTGATGGAGACAAGTTTGAAGTCGCCCCCAATTCCGGCATAGGCGGATAATTTACAATAGATATAGTTTAAACCTTTGTGCATCTGCTTTATAGATGCACACTTGCGGATTAAGCACACACAGGCGTGCGTCGCTCTACCAGAGTGAAGGGGATGGTGCAGGTCCATCAGTCCGCTCTAGGCCTTTTTGTTCAAATCTGAAATTGGTGGTCTGTGAAGATAGCCAATTTGTTTTCTAAAAGGTAATAGTATATGATTGAAGATCGAAAAATAATAGAAATGAATATTGCTGATACCATAATGGAAAGGCCATACGGTTTTCGGGTTAATAAGCGACATTTTTATCTATATCCAATAACATTAGGTAAAACATATCTACTTTCAAGGCTCATTGAAAGCCTTGATATGAAGGCTGATATTATTAAAGCAAACCCATATATGGAAGCATTAAGATTATGCCAAGAAAAAAAAGAGACTGTTTGCCAGCTATTATCTTACCATACGCTCAACAAGAAAGAAGAACTATTTAATAACAGAATTGTAAATAGTAGATGCCAGTTTTTGAGGAAAAATCTTTCAAATGAAGAAATGGCGCAACTTCTTGTTATGGTTCTTACTAAAGATAACACGGATGAGTTTATCAAATATTTCGGAATTGACCGGGAACGTAAAGAACTATCTAAAGTTTCAATGATAAAAAACAAGAAAGGCAATTCCATCACTTTTGGCGGTAAAAGCGTATTTGGTTCTCTAATATTACCAGCATGTGAAAAACTCAACATGACTCCACAGCAGATTGTATGGGAAATTAGTTTTTCATTCCTTCAAATGTTGATGGCAGATGCTATTACTTCCGTATATCTTACTGACGAAGAAAAGAAAGAAGCCCGTATTTCCAATGACAGGACATTTGTCAATGCAGACGATCCGAAAAACATGGAAAAGATAAAAGCTATGAGATGGGATTAAATACGAAGAATAGAACAATTTTAAAAATTAGGGATAAAAAAATCACGGGGGTTATACAAAAATCCTCGTGATTTATAGGTAAAACTGAACAATTTTTTAATAATTACTCTAAAGTTATTGTAGTATTGTTAGCTACTGATGCATCAAACTCATAACCAATTTTCATTTCAGCTTTAGATCCACAAGGAAGAGGAAGACATGTGAAACAAAAGATTACTACTGATAGAGGAGTACGATTTTTCCCAGTAATATAAACTTCAGAAGATGAGAAGTTTACATTATCTCCGGATGAAAGAGTTAAATAACGTAGTTTAATACCTAATCTTCCTTTAGTTCCAAACCATGACGATCTTTTTGCTTCATATACTATTCCCTTAGCTATAGTTCCAGCAGGAATAGCTACTATTTTATCTACAATAACATCCCTAGAAACTTTAAAATCGATATTCTGCCCTTCATGTACTTGAGAGGCTCTAACATTACTTATGGCTTCCAAAGGAACAACAGTACCAGCTTTAATGATAACTTCTTTCTTTTCTTGAGCAAATCCCATTATTGAATAAATAAACACCGCCAGTAATAATAAAATATTCTTCTTCATAATTATTGAGTTTTTATTTTTACAACTTTTCTATTGCCATTTTAATTGATTCTTCAAGTCTATCCGCATATTTGAATATATCATCTATGCTATCAATCTGAATCCAGTCGCAGCTTTTGTATTTGTTTACTGGTATTCCTATTTGCTTCTTTCTTGCTCCAATAGAAATACGACATATCCAATACCATTGACTGTTGTCTAAACTTATAACGAAATAAGTCTTATAGTCTTTATATGTAATCCGTGAAGCGTCTACACTACGCCTAAGTATGCTTCTCACGATATTATAAGCATCCATTTCCTCTTGTGTGGTGATAATCCCTGCTTCTTTATCCATATAAACTATCCCTTCAGGTAGTTTGTTTTCTGTATTTTCTTTGGGAGAATTAGGTAAATTACTAGAAATATTAGTTGTGTCTTCAACCTGTTCGTCATTTTTCATTGCTGTATTAAGCCTTTCAGCTATGATATCATTTATTACCATAGACATTGACTTTTTTACAAGCGGGGTGAACATTTCAACTACCTTTTGTGTGATTTGCCCGGTTGTGTATATTTGTTTTGCAAAGAATCTAACAAAATCAGATGTAGGAGATTGTATTTCTTTGTTGAAAATTTCCTTTATCTCCGTTGTGTATTTTAATTCATTTGCTGTGCTAAGTACATTGTTTTCATTGTAATAAGATTTGTGGAATTTTTTCAGCTGTTCTATGTCTGCATCAGACAGATCTAGCATATTTACAACTAAGAATGGCCTTTCATCCATAATGTTAACCTTCTCCAAATCGGTATAGAAACGGTATTCTATGCCATTGGTGAGGACTCCAAAGCGAGACTTAGAGGCTACGAAATATTTTTGTAGTTGGGTGTCATGCAGATTCAAGTCTTGTTTGCAATGCTTACACTCTATAAGAAGTATCGGGTTTTCGTCCTTCATTATAGCATAGTCAATCTTTTCTCCCTTCTTTTTGATTAAGTCACAGTCCATTTCCGGAACAACTTCGAAAGGATTAAAGACGTCATAACCTAAAGAAGCTATCAATGGCATTATGAAAGCATTTTTTGTGGCTTCTTCTGTAGATATGCTATCTTTTTGTTTTTTTATGCGGTCTGACAGTTGTAAAATTTGATCCTTGAAATCCATATTTTTACAGTTTTACAATAACGTTTGTACCTGTCTCTTATACACATCTCCG